AAGGACTTTGGTCCAACATGGTTATCAACAAAGCCTTATTGCAGTAACTCACAAGAATCCATTCATCACCGAATACATTTGGCATAGCAATGGTAGTCGAGCTTGTCCCTTATGTATGGAGCGTGATGGAAGGGTATTTCAAAAAGGTAATCTTCCTATGGACCATCCAAATGGAATGTGTACAATAGAGCCTGTTGTGGTAGATGATATGGTTGACCAATTGGCAGATTGGTTTAATAGTCCTGATGGTACCTATCCTGAGATTGATGAATTTGCAAGTAATTTTGGCTATCAAGCTTTTAAAGTTAAATCTATATGACTTTGAAAAACTTGAAAAGTTCAAAATAAATATAAATAAATTTATAAAAACCTATTTACAAATCAATCGTAATATGATATAATATACATAAGTGGTTGTGAGGACCAAAACAAATAGGGAGGAACATTCAATGAGTAAAATCAATCAAGAACGAATGTTCTTAATGGTTGAATGTGAGAATTGTAAACAGAAGTTTAAGATTACTTCAGGTGAAGCTACACATTCGATAACTTATAAGAAAGAGTTCAATGTAAATGGTCAATCAATATTCCTTACATATTATGATTGTCCAAGTTGTGGCAGACGCCATTATGTCCAAATTGATGATAGGGCATCTCTTAATAAATTGAAAGAAGTTTCTCAGCAATTTATTAAGTTGTCTATTGCAAAAAGAAAAGGTAAAAAAATCCCACAAAAGCAATCAGATAAATTCAAGAAAACTCGACAATATTTGTCTGACTACAGGATGAATCTTATGAAACAATATACCGGTAAGTTGGTTCATGACAACGAAACGGATTCTGACTTTGTGTTGAGGTTTTCAGTATGAGTCAGAAAATGACAAGAATACGTAGATAAAGTAAACAAGATATTTCCAGAGACGTTTACCTTTGTGGCGTCTAAAAATAATCACAAGGAACAAATTGTTAAATTATCTACCATGGGAATCATGGAAATGGAATAAGAATAAGGAGGAAATTAGAATGGCTGAAGAAACAAAGAATAACCTCATTGATGAGGAAATTGAAATTGAAGAAAACGAGAACGTTGAGGACCAGGATAACAACAAAGATGATTCTGGAAAGTCTGGTAAAGACAGAAGTGGAGACGAAAAAGATAAGTCTAGTAAGACTTTCACCCAAGAGCAAGTAAATAAGATGATGACCCGTGAGAAGAATCAAGGTCGTAATGCTGCTCTTAGGGATTTGGGTATTGACCCTAAGGACTCTAAGATGATTGCAATGGTTAAAGCATTTATTGAAAGTCAAAAGACAGATGAGCAGAAAGCTATTGAAAAAGATGCCGAAAACCAGGCAAAAATAAATGAAGCCGAACGAAGAGCCCAAATTGCAGAAGCTAAAGCTGAAGCTATGATGATGGGTGTAAAAACTCAATATGTGGAAGATGTGGTTACTCTTGCACTTGCAAAGATGACCGAAGATTCTGACTTAAAGACTATCCTGGGTGAGTTTAAGACCAAGTATCCTATTTGGTTCGGTGAATTTGAAGATGATGATAATGATGGAAAAGATAAAGAAAAAGGTAAGACTGGTCAGAAGGGAACAGGTTCTTCTATTAAGGCTTCTAAAGAAGATAAGGGCAAAGAAGTAAAAAGCCTTGGCGCTCGTCTTGCTGCTCAACGCCGTGGTACTGGTAAAAAGTCCAGCTACTGGGGCAACAACAAATAAAATAAATAATATGGAGGTATGTGAGAATGTTGAATCGTAGTGGTGTTTCTATGACTACTCTAACTGCAACTAAACAGATTCTTGCTAATGTTGAACTTCAGAGTTCAGTTGGTTGTATTGTGCCTCAATCTCTTGGTGTTACCGTAGACAACAAGAAAATCGTAAAAGCAGGTACTCCTATCAAGATTAACTTGATGAACCTTCAGATTGCGGCTGTTGGAGCTGACAATAATACGCCAATGAATGCAGTTGTTCTACATGACGTTGATGTAACTAATGGTGATGCCAATGGCACTGCTTTGATTTTTGGTTTTGTAAATTTGAATCGTGTGGATTCTGATGTTGCTACTGCAATCGCTACTGCACTCACAGCTAATGGTGCTTCACAGATGATTACATTCATAAAAGCGTAAGTAAAGCATAAATAAAGGAGGATGAAATAGATGACTATTTTTGATTTGATGCAAAGTTCTGAACTTGTTGCATATTGGGAAGAGCTTACTCAAGATGAAGCTCCTTATCCTTGTGAGGAATTGTTCCCAAATGATAAGAAGAGAGGAATTTCACTTAAATGGATAAAAGGCTCTAAAGGACTTCCTGTTGTACTTAAGACTTCTGCTTTTGATGCACATGCCATTCCTCGTGCACGTATTGGCTTTGAAAAGCTTACTGCAGAAATGCCTTATTTCAAAGAATCTACTTACATCGATGAAGAACTTCGTCAAGAACTCAATCTTGTTCTTGAAACTGGCAACCAAGCCTATATTGATTCTGTTATGAACAAGATTTTTGATGATGAAATTCGCCTACTTCGTGGTGCTGCTGCTGCTCGTGAGAGAATGCGTATGATGGCACTCACTACTGGTATTATTTCTATGACTGCAAATGGTCAGAACTTTACCTTTGACTATGGTGTAACTCATAAAGGTAATGCTGCTGTGTCTTGGTCTAACCATGCCAACTCTGACCCTATTGAGGACATTCGTACTGCTAAGGAAATAATTCAAGATGAGACAGGTGCTGTTATCACTCGTGCTATGTGTGATGGCAAGACTTGGAGAGACCTCCGCAACAATGAAAAGATTAAGAAGGCAATCTTTGTTCTTACCAACGGTGCTGGTGCTGTTTCTGATAGGCTGCTTCGTCAGTACCTTATGGACGAACTTGAAATTGATGTTGTTGTTAATGATAAGCGTTACAAAGATGAGAACGGACAGACTGCTAAGTTCATGCCTGAGAACACGTTTGTTATGTTCCCTGATGGTGAACTTGGTAAGACTTGGTTTGGTACTACTCCTGCTGAATCTGACCTCATGTCTGGTTCTGTTGCAAATGTATCTATCACAGATACTGGTGTTGCCGTTACCACTGTTCAGAAGGCCGACCCTGTTCAGGTTGAGACTATCGTTTCCATGATTTGTCTGCCTTCTTTCGAAGCTGCTGACCAAGTTTATATTCTTGACACTAATGCAAGCACAGACACTGATGCAAGCGCAGGCGGAGCAGGCGGAGCAGGCGGAAGCGGAAATGGAAATTAAGTAAAGCATAAGTAGAGGAGGACTAAACTATGGTTAAAATTACGAATGGTATAAATGTGTTTGAAGTAACAAGAGGTGCCTTTGACGGGATTTATTCTCGTCAAGGGTACAGACTAATTGACGAAAAGACTGAAGCTAAAACTCCTAAAGTTCCTAAAGCTCCTGAAAAGACTGAGGATGAAATTTTTGTGGAAGAGATTCTCGAAAAGCCTATTTCTCAGTGGAATAAGGAAGAAGTAAAACGTTTTGCAGCTATCAAGAAGATTGACATCTCTGGTACTAAGAACGCCAACGAAGCTAAGGAGATTATCAAGTCTTTCATTGACGGCGAGTAAGAGGTGAGCCTATGACAGATATTGAAAGAATCAAGAAAGAAATACGAGAGGCTCAGTCACCGTATTTTGACGAGGATGATTTCCAGTATTATTTGGATAAGAACAATGGTGACGTAAATGCTACCATTTATGAGATGCTTATCATTAAGTCTGAAGATTCTACAATATCTGTCAGTGGTTTATCCACTCAGGACACTTCAGCTTATTTTAAGCGATTAGCATCTCGTTTTAAACCGTTTAATTCAGGCATCCTCAATGAATAGGAGGTGCCAAGATGATAAACACTCGATTTGAAGCATATAAAATTAAAAGAGAATTAAAACGAAGCGGTATTGATTACGAGTTTAAGAGGTCTGGTTTGAATAACTTTGGGGAGCCGGTTGGTGAGTCTACTGTAGTTGGTACAATTCGAGGATTGTATCACGAGCAGAATAGCAGTGTTCAAGTCACAACTGGAGACACAACTCAGGTTCGTACAAAGAAAATTCCGATGATTTTGTGCTTGTATGAAGATACCGCTCGTTTAGCTTTACAAGTCGGTGACACTGTTACAATCAATGATAAGACATTCAAAGTTACAGGTATTGTAAACATTCAAGAATGGAATCTCATTTCTGATATTTCATTGGAGGTGGTTGACAGTGGCATTCCGGCTTAATCTTAATTACAATGAAAGTACATTGAAGAAAAATCTTGACGAAATGGGAACAAAACTTGGTGCAGTTATTTTGATGTATTCTGCAACTAAAGCGAGTGAATTGCAAGCAAAGATGAAAATGAATCGTCCTTGGACTGATAGAACTGGTATGGCGAAAGCTCTGTTGAATGCGAAAGTATCGCAACCAAGTCCGACCATAGTTCGTATTACACTTGCTCATGGTGTAAATTATGGTATTTGGCTTGAGCTTGCACATGAAAAGAACTATGCGATTATTGCTCCAACAATTAGAGAGGAAGGCCCAAGAATTGTAAGTGATCTTGACAATCTTATGAGCAAATTGAAACTGTGAGGTAATAAGTATGATTGATGCAAATTTTGAATATGCTGATTCAAGATGGCAGGACATATATTTGCATTTGAAGAAAGCAGGATTTGATGTTTATTCTCCAGGCACAAAGGTTGGTGAATGTACCAAAGAATATATTGTTGTGAAGAATGACGGTTCGTTCAAACATCCAACAGTAAGTTCTGATAATGACCTATATGCAGTTATGTGTTATGTGCCAAAAGAGAATTATAGTAGACTTGAGCCGATGGTTCAAGAAGTTAAAAAAGTGATGAAAGAGTTAGAGCCTATGATTATGCCATATGGAAGTCAGACCCCAAGCTATTATGATGACAGTTATAAGGCTCATATGATTAGTATAGAATACAGGAACTATAAGAAAATCTAATATCTGATAAAGGAGGATTTAGCAATGACTGTTAGAAAATCTAAAGCTGAAATTGCAACTATTGACTGCTGCCTCGTTACAATCGAAACCACAGATGGAGAATTTGGTTTTGACACTGCAAATAAAGTTGAAGTCGAGCCTCAAATTGAAGAAGAAGAAGCAGTTAAGTTAGTTGTGAAAGGCATCCTTCGTGCTCAAAAGCCGAAGACTACCACTATTACTGGTAATGAGATTACTCTTACCGATAACGTTTTCAATCCTGAACTTGTTTTAATTCTTCAAGGTGGTACTATCAAGTATGACCCTGCAGACCCGACTAAGATTATTGGTTACACACCTCCTGTTGCCGGTTCTTCTGACAAAGGTGAAGTGTTTAAATTGAATGTATACTCAGCTCAGTATGATGCTTCTGGTCAGATTGTTCAATATGAAAAGATTACTTATCCTAACTGTCAAGGTGCTCCTGTAGCGTTTGGGGCTGAAGATGGTGTATTCCGTGTTCCTGAGTATACCATTATTTCTGCACCTAAGACTGGTGAAGCACCTTATGAAATCAACTATGTGACTGAACTCCCTATTCTTGAAGATTAAGTAAACAAAAGGAAAGGTGAGAAGCATGGATAATAATGCGTATGGAAATAATAATGGAGTTATAAATAATCAATTGGAGGGACAGATGATATCTCAGCCTCAGCAAGTTAAGCCAGTGAATTGTGATGCTCCGATGAATATTACCACACTGGCAGACTTGCAGAGTTATGCCGCTGGTACAATTGTTCGTTTTCCTGATTTTGCAGAAGGACAACCTTTTGTCGCTCGTGTTCGTAGACCGAGCTTGCTTGTTTTGGCTAAGCAAGGTAAGATTCCAAACACCCTTTTGGCTACAGCTAGTGAATTGTTTTCTAAAGGTGGAGCAGGTATGAATACCAATAATGAGAAAATGCTCTCTGATGTATATGACATTATGCATATTGTTTGTGAAGCATCTCTTATACAACCAACTATGAAGGACATTGAAGACGCAGGTCTTTCTTTGTCTGATGACCAGCTTTTGGCTATCTTTAATTATACTCAGAATGGAGTAAAAGCTTTGGAATCCTTTCGTAAAGAGTAAAGAGATTTTGAATGTGATAGGGTTGGCAAATATTTATCATTGCCGCCCTAGTTCTTTATTAGATATAATTGACCCTTATACAGCATATTGTTTTGATGAAGCCTGTGCGTACATTATAAAGAAAATGGAAGATGGCGAGGAGCCAATTTTCAAGCTCAAATTCAAATCTTTTAAAGATTTATACAAGTATTATACTGGATAAGTAAGGAAGGTGAGAGTTGTGGCCGTCGATGTTGGCTCTGCTGTTGGTTATCTTGACCTTGACATTTCTGGTTTTTTAAATGGTTTAAAAACTGCTCAAAGTGAAGCTAATACAATGAGCAATAACATCGCAACAAAAATTGG